GATGGAGATATAGATACTTCAGCAGATGGCGGAACAGTTACTAATTTTTGGCAAGCAGTAAGAAGTACAAGTGCAGCACCTTCTGATTCATCAGCAGATTGGCAAAGAATCAGGGTTCACACAACATATAGTAATAGTACTACTTATTTTGCATATACTGATGATAGCTATAATGATTATGTTATTCCAAGTTCTGGAACTATACAAGTTTGGAAAGCAAAGAAAACTCATGTAGGAAATAGTCCTGGTTTTGGAGAGTTTTGGGAAAGAGGAGACCTTTGCGGAAAAAGACTTTCTTCTTGTCAATGTAGATTTGGATTCAAACCTATAAGTTCTGGAACAGCAAGTAGTACAGGACAAGCTATAAAAGATACTAAAAAATATTTACCATTTGGAGGTTTCCCTGGTGCAAGAAAGTTTAAATAAATTATTACCAGAAATATATAGTCATATGGAGAAAGAGGCACCTCGTGAAGGTTGTGGACTTATAGTTCAGAAAAATGACAAAATAAAATTTATTTCTGTAGAAAATAAAAGTGATGATGAAAATTCTTTTTATATTGACCCAAAAGAATACGTTCGTCACTCAATAATTTCAAAAATATTATATGTAGTCCATAGTCACTATAAGCAAGATTGTCGTCCAAGCGAGCACGATAAAAATTCATCAAAAGTTTTAGGTATACCATATTTAATTGTATCATTACCTGAAAAAGGAGAATATATTTATGACCCAAGTTAGATTACTGGGAGAGTTAGGAGAAAAATTTGGAACTGAGTGGACATCTCAGCAGTCTTCTGTGCGTGAAATATTAAAACTAATTGATTGTCAAGTTGATGGATTCAAAGAATATCTCGGCGAATGTCATGAAAAGAATGTTCAATTTAGTATACAAAATGGAGACGATTTTATAGAGGAGTTTGAAGAACTTGGACTACAAGGAATTGTAAAAGATACTTTAATTATAACTCCAGTACCTGCAGGTTCAGGAAAAGGATTAGGGAAGCTTATAGCAGCAGCACTATTAATTGCTGCTTTTATATTTATGCCAGGAAGTGCAGGAATGTTTGCAAATGTAGGTGCACAGGGCACACTTATGACAAGCTCAGGAACTATGATGGCGGCATCACAAGCAAGTATTGCTCAACTTGTGGGAGGAACATATCTTGCAGGAGGCGCTGGAGCAACAGCAGTAGCAGGTGCTACAGTTGGTTTAAATTTTGCAGGTATGGCAGTAGCAATGCTAGGTGTAAACTTAGCATTTATGGGACTAGCAGAAATGTCCGCACCCGATGCAGGAGGAATGGAATCTGACCCAGCATTTTTATTTAATTCAGCAAATAGTAATGTTGAACAAGGACAACCTGTACCAGTTTTATATGGAAGATTAAAAATAGGTGGAACTCCTATAAGTCAGGGATTTCAAGCAGGAGACTTAAAAAATTCAGACACAGTTTATGATACTGATGGAGAAGAACCCATAACAAATTATGGAGACGCAAATGCAACAAATGCTTATGATGTAATTACTAAATCAACTACAACAAGAAGAGGAGGCGGAAGAACTAGATAATGGCAGATTATACATCATCACCACCAGGAGTAAAGACTGCATCAGACAGGGCAAATCCAGATAAAACTCAGCAATGTCTCACTTATGATATATTATCAGAAGGAGAAATTGAAGGATTAGAAAATGATTTAGCTTCTGTTTTTATAAATGATGTTCCAATTATTGATACAAACGGTATAGAGGTAATAAAACCTAGAAATACTACCGTAGATACAACTTCAAGTTCAGCAACTATAACAAGTTCTGTTTTTGGAACAATAAATGGACTATCAAGTAATAATGTTTCAGGGCTTAGTTTAGGAACAAGAACTGTAATGGTAGAAAAAGCAGGTAAAAAAGGAACTGGAATTGCTTCCGGTACTGCAGGAACTCAAACTATAACAACAAGTAGTAGTTTTTTTACCGCTGCTTTACTTACAAGTATAAGAAACGCACAAGCAAGAGGATTTATTAGGGTCGCAGGAGCAGGACCAAATGGAATAGATTTAGTTACTGGAGCTACTTTTGATAGTACAACTCAAATAACTACAGATGACTATATTGCAACAACAGTTTCAAGCGTTGATATTTTTATAGATTTAGTTACTACTATTAGTAGTATTTCTAGTAATACAGCAACTTTAGCAAGTGCACCACAAGTATCTTTAACTGGAACAAATGTAATAATTTCTCCTCCTAAAATGAGTCAAAATAAAATAGATGACTTACATAACATAGAAAAATTTAAGTTTGGATTAAATAGAGGACATTTATTACAGCCTCCAATAGTTATAGATACAAGTTTTGGTCAAGCTTCAGTTATTACAAGTCCAAATATAGAGTTAGAGCAAAATGATTTAAGGTCAAATGTAGGAACAACAGGAAATTTAGCTGCTAACTATAATAATACTGAATTAGATGAGCCCTCTCAAGCAGAAGGAACTGCTGCAGATACTTTACTTACTGCTGCTTTTCTTGAAGTTTCAAACCCATCAGAAATTGATGAAATACATTTAACTTTTCAATTTGCTGCCTCTCATGCTCTAAAATCCTCTTCAGGAGCAAAAGGACCCTCTTTTGTTGAATTACAAATATTCTTTGAGTATAGCACAGATGGGGGAAGTAGCTATACTTCTGAACTTATTTTTGGACCAACAGCTAACGAAATTATGACTCGTACTGGACGTAGAGGTAGAAATGTAAACTTTTTTATTAAAGGAGGCATTGTTGGAAAAGCAGAAGTAAGTAATGGATATGTTAAACCTTCTAAACAACAATATACTCCTTTTATAGAAGAATTTGTAATTAATGCAGAACAATTTCAACCATATGATGATTTCAGAATTAGAGTTAGAAGAATAAATGATGTAAATCCTAAAGATAGTAGTTTTCAACATACGAATCCCTGTGTATTACAAACTGTTGAAAGTATTTCAAAAGATAAACTAATATATCCGCATACTGCATATGCAGCACTTGGTTTTAATGCAAAAGACTTTGATGGAAAACTACCACAAAGAGCATATACTTTAAAAGGATTAAAAGTACAAGTTCCAACAAATTATCGTACTCGTGATGAAACAGGAGGCGCAGCAGCATACACTAGAAACGTTACTACAGGAGCAACAGAGAGTGGGTATCAAAACTGGGACGGTAATTTTAGAGGAGATAAAACTACTTTTAATGCATCATCACCAAACTTTAAAAAAGTATACACGGATAATCCAGCATGGATTTTTTATGACTTAGTAACAAATGAAAGATATGGTTTAGGGCAGTTTATTGATAAATCTCAAATTGACATCTATGAATTATTCAGGATTGCAAAATATTGTGACGAAGAAGTTCCAGATGGAGAAGGAGGAACTGAACCAAGATTTAGTGCAAATGTTTATTTATCAAAAGGTGGAGAAGCAACAAAAGTTTTAAAACAATTTACAAGTATATTTAGAGGCTTTGCACTGTGGAATGACGGTCAATTAACATTTTCTATTGACCGCCCACAACAACCTGTATATACATTTACAAAAGGAAATATAGAAGGAGGAATATTTACTTACGAAGGGACAGGAGATAGAGTAAGAACTAATCAAATTAAAGTAACTTGGAACGACCCACAAGATAATTTTAGACAGTCAACAGAGTATGTAGAAGACTATCAATCAATAGCAGAAACAGGAAGAATAGTAAGAGCAGAACAACTAGCTTTTGGTTGCACTTCAAGAGGACAAGCGCACAGATTAGGAAAATGGAAATTATTTAGCGAACAAAATGAAAAAGAAACAGTAAGTTTTACTACTGGTCTAAACGCAGTAGGATTAAAGCCTGGAGATATAATTAATGTTCAAGATGCAGATAGAGATAGAAGTTCATATTCAGGTAGAGTATCGAACACAGGCACAAGGTCTACAACAGTAATACCACTAGATAGAAGTATAAGTTTGCCTTCTTATAGTAGTGATTTTAAACACCAATTATTTTTAATCTATCCAAAAGGAGGAGCTTATTTAGCACAAGAATCTGCAACAATAAGTAGTGTAGTTTATTATGAAGGCGATTTAATACCTAGCATTACTTCTTCGGCTGATGCATCAAATTTAAAAGATGATAGTAATAATTTAGTACAAACTACATGGTCAGAAAATTTAAGAGTAGAAAAACAAGAAGTTACAACTTCTGCAGGCACAGTTAGTTCTCTTACTGTTGGAAGTGCGTTTAGTGCCACTCCTGATGCAGAAGTTATTTGGGCATTAAAATTATTTAATACAGAAGGAAAAGAGTTAACAGGCTCAACAAAAGAATATAAAATAATATCAGTATCAGAAAAAGATAAACATAAATTTGATATTGTTGGAGCAAAGTATTTTAAAGGAAAATTTGATGCCATAGAAAGAGGTTTTGAACTTAATGCACGACCTACAAGCGATTCTCCTACCTTTGAAGAAGTTGTTCCCGCCCCTACTAATTTAGTAGTAAATGTAAGACCTATTGATACCACATCAGTAGAAAGCGGAGAAGAAGGAACAGCAAGCGGACATGAAGCAATAATTACATGGGACTTTCCTGTTAATAGTAATGGAACTAGATATAAATTTGCAAATGGTTTTAAATTAGAACATAATTTTAATGGTGAACTAAAAACTGAAAATCTTGGAACATCAAATCAAAGTTTTTCTCATACAATTAAACAAGCAGGAGAATATTTTATAAGAATAAGAACTATATCAAATGTAGGAACAGTTTCACAACCTATAGTTAGAAATGTTACTATAAATGAAAGTGAATTATTACCTCCGCTTCAATCAAGATTTGAATCTTTAGCAAGAGGAGGAGATGTAAATCAAACATTTACTATAGCTGCAAACGGAACAATATCACTTGGAAATAGTACTTATACTTTAATTTCTCCTCTAAGAGAAATATTTTCAAATACTTCAACCACTGCGTCAACTCATTCACAAGCTTTTGCAGGTATGGGAGCAAGTGCAGAAGCCTATATGCTTTTTGATGCAAGTGATTCTACAGATAGATTTAAGGCAGTTCAAGCCCATACCGATAGTACGGGCACAGTTCCAATAACTTATATAAAAGAAGTGGGCGCTTCCAATAATGGTCTTACCGCAGGCTCAGGAACTGTATCAGTTAATAGATTTTCAAACCAAGTAGATGGTAGTAGTACGGCATTTCTTTCTGAATTTAATGCAGGAGATATAATACAAGTTGCAAATGGTAGTTCTACAACAAGAACAACAAGTGGAGCAGTCACAAGCTCAACAGCAGTAACTCTTTCAAGCACAAATAGTGCCATTGAAGTAGGACAAACAGTAACAGGAACAGGAATAGTTGGTCCCGTATATGTAGAAGCAATATCAGGAACCT